CACAAAGGAAACAACTACTATGTTATAATGTAGTATAGATAAATCACGAAGAAGAACTTCAGCACTTTTAACACAAAGTTAAGAGTGCTTTTTTTAATGCAAAAAAATGGTGGTGGTAGTAATTGATAGATATTCAGAAGATTAATGAACTGATTGGAGTAGATGAAAGCTTTAAAGCGTCAGACAAACTATACAAATTACTGATGAGTGATAAAAAGAATGAATTATTTAAATCGTTCTTAGATGTTGAAAATAATCTAACTTACGATTGGTTTACTGATTACTATCAAGAAGAACATTCTGATAGAAAGAAAAATAAACAGGATTTTACACCAGATGGAGTTGTGGAATTAGTTAATCAATTGCTAGGACCATCTAAAGTTATTGCTGATATATGTGCTGGGACTGGTGGATTAACTATCAAGCGTTGGAGTACTAATCGTGATAGTAGTTTTTATTGTGAAGAATTTTCAGATAGAGCAATGCCTTTTCTGTTATTCAATTTAGCAATCAGAAATATTAACGCATACGTATTTCATGGAGATAGCTTGTCTAGGAAAGTGAAACATTTGTATAAGTTATCAGTACAAGAACGATTTAGCAAAATAGAGATAGTAGATGAATTGCCAGAAAATAAAGCTGATACGGTGGTTATGAACCCACCTTATTCTTTTACGTGGCAACCAGATAACAAAATGTTAGAACAAGAACGATTTAAACAGTTCGAAGTATTAGCACCTAAATCTAAAGCTGATTATGCATTTTTATTAGAAGGATATAACAAGCTTTCAGATGATGGAACTATGGCTATCATTCTGCCACATGGTGTGTTGTTCAGAGGACAAGCTGAAGGAAAGATAAGAGAACGTTTAATAGAACTCAATGCATTAGATGCAGTAATAGGATTACCTGCTAAATTATTCCTAAACACTGATATTCCAACAGTTGTATTAATTCTTAAAAAGAAAAGAGAACATAAAAAGATTTTCTTTATTGACGCTGCTAAAGAGTTTGAAAAAGGTAAGAACCATAATTACTTAAAGCAAGAACATGTAGATAAGATTATCAAAGCATACAAGGATCGAAAGAAAATAGATAAGTTTAGCGATGATATATCTAGATATCTTATTGAAGAGAATGAGTTTAATCTAAACATTCCTAGATACATAGATACATTTGAACCTGAAGAAGTTCCATCGCTATACGAGATCACTAAAGAGATGCGAGAGATTGATAAGCAAATTGAAGAAAATTCTATTGAGTTCGGTAACATGCTAGATGATTTGGTTGGAACAACGCCAAGCATGGATAAGGAACTGAAACACTTTACCAAGTATTGGAAAGAAAAGTATAGCAAGGATAGAGAAAGGCAGTTGACACTATGGTAGATTTCAGAACTTATGAAGTAGTTAAACTTGAAGATGTTGCTGAGTATGCTAGAGCCAAGCAAGGAAAGATATATCCTGCTGGAACATCTACTCTACAGATATCAGCGACTAGGGGGGGTATTGGCTTTCTCTCTGAACCAGGATATGTTCACACAAAGAACGTTGCAATTATCCCACAAGCTGGAATAGATCCATTGTATTTTAACATTGCGATGCAACGTAATATAGATTTGTTTATGCATAAGTACGCAACTGGTATCAACATTCAAGAGCATGAAGTAGGCAAGTTTCCTATTTATTTACATGACTATGAAACACAAAAAGCAATCGTATCAATGTTTAGGCAATTAGAACATGAGATGGCAGTTGAAAGAGATACGGTCAACGCATTAAAAGATTTAAAGAGCAACATGTTAAAGAATATGTTTGTTTAGAAAGGCGGTGTATCTAATGGATAATGATAAATTTATTCAGTTATGCAAGGAGAAAGTGGTTGATTACACTAATACGTTTATGAATTTGAATAGTATCGATCGACCAGTACATATCACTACAAGCGATGTGTATGTGGTTTGGTTAAACAGAACGCTGCAAAATAACAAAGCGTTGCTATCAACTACAATTGAAGATGGAATGTACTATGAAGTTACTTACAATGGCGATAAGAACGAACTTTACTTTGATGCTTATAGTCTTGTACATAATGAAGCAATTGAATTAGGTGATTAAACATGAACATTAAAAAGTTGTCGAAATTATTTTATGCCAATGGTTCAAGTGGTGGTAATAAAGGACACTTACCAGAGAAAGGCAAGGGGCCAGCTCCAGTACCTAAAAGACCATTTGGTGAAAGGTTGAGACTTATTTCTGACTTAGCTAACATAGATGAAATGAGAGAAAAAGGAACTCACCTGAATGAAGTATATGATGATATCAAAGGTAGATTAATTGAAAATGCCAGAGAAGGAAGATATAGCTGGTCTATTACTGAATTAGATTTGTTAAACATGGCAGGCAAGCACGATTTGCCAGAATGGTGTGGAATAGAACAATTGCTCATATTCATAAAAGGAAAATGCATGAAAGATGATATACGAGTTAATATTACTGATTATAGACTTGACCTTTATAGGATAGTTGAATTCAGTTGGAATAAGTAATTTTTAAGTGAGGGTTGTGGATGGGTTCGGATAGTAAATTTAAACAACATAAAGATTATTTAATGCAATATCGAAAGATACATACAAAGATAGATAGACTAAGAAATAAATTGAATAGACTTAATGAACGCTATGATTTGAAAGGCGTATCATACTCATCACAACCATCTGGCTCAGTAAAGCAAACTTTAGATGATGTGTTAGCTCAAAAGGAATATATTGAGAACAGGCTTGGAAAACTAGAAGACGAATCATTCAGGATAAGAAATGAAATCCAAGATAAGTTATTAGATTTAGATAACCAACTAGAAGCAGAAGTACTAGACTTGTATTTCCTAGAAAGATATAGCCTAACAGAAATAGCTGATACATTATGTTATTCTGAAAGACAAATTGAACGACTGTATGCTAACGGTATAATGTCAGTATAATGTCATGTTAATGTCAGTGACACAAGGGTATATAGATGCTAAGATATGTATGATGATAGTATACATATAAAGCTATCAATGTCTCCTAGAAATTATTAATATGTTATAAGGCTAGAGAATACTCTAGTCTTTTTATTTGGTAAGGAGTGATAACAATGGCTCAAAGAGTTGTGCTTATGGATGAAAGAGAATTTGATGAAGTGATGAAAGGATTAGATGCATTACCATTCGAAGTAAGTCATACAACAGCAAGCAACGGTAAGTATGTAAATGCCTTGATTACTGTATCTAAATCCAAGGTAGAAGAATCTTTAAAAGCTATGGATTACAATCAATTAAAAGGTAAAGATATTAATTACCATGCTACAGTCAAGTGGGTAGATTAACATGTATGAAGATAAGTACATCAAGTTCTATCATAGCAAGGCTTGGAAGTTAGCACGTAAGCAAGCACTGGCAAGAGACCACTATCTATGTCAAGAGTGTTTGAGGCAAGGGATAGTTAGAACAGCTAATACAGTTCATCATATCATTCCTATTAAAGATGATTTTAATAAACGGTTGAAATTAGATAATCTAGAAACTATCTGCTTGGAACATCACAACCAAGAACATAGAGAGAAACCTAGTGGAGATAAAAATAAGTTCAGGAAATTGAAAGAAAAGAAACGTGAAGTGTTTGTTTTTAAAGCAAACCCAGACTTTAAACTATAGCCCCCCTAGGCCAGAAAAACGCTAGAAACGTTATTAAATCAACGGTGATGACTTTCGTTTACGATAAATTCGTTTTTCAATTAAAAAAAGTAATTCAAATCTGGAAGAAAGGAGTTAATTTTTATGCCACAAGCAGCCAAAAGTGCGATGATGCATTTATACGAAGGAAATCCTAACAACTTAACAAAAAAAGAAATTTATAAACGTAAAAAGAACGAAGAAAAACTAAAAATTTCATCTAATAACTTGAAAGCTCCTTCTTGGTTAGAACCTGGAGCGAAAAAGAACTTTAAACGTATTGTAGAGCTTATGGAACCAACTGGAATTTTATCTGATGTAGACGTGGATATCTTGGCAATATATTGTGATACGTATTATGATTATTTGTCCTATAAACGTAAGATTAGAAAAACAGGTAACATGATTGACGGTAGGGTTAATCCATTAATTAGAGAGAAAAGAAATGCGTCAGCAGCATTAACTAAATATGCTAACATGCTTGGATTAACTCCTTCTGCTAGAGCGTCGTTAGCAATTCATTTAGATGATGAAAGTGATGATGACGATGACTTCTAAAATTTTACAATATAATCAAACTCAACTAGAAAAATGGTGGAATGATTATAGAAAGTCAATGCTAGGTTGGGCTTATCTAGATAAACCATCTCCAGTAGTTCTAACAACATATTACGCTAAGATGGTTGTTGAAGGCGATATTCCAGCTGGTAAAAATGTTATTTTAGCATGTAAACGACACTTAAAAGACTTGGAAAGACAAGGCGACGAAGATTTTCCTTGGGTATTCGATGAAGAAAAAGCACATAGACCGATTAGATTTATTGAGAAAAAATGTAAACCGTCAAAGTCAGTTAATGCTCAATTGATATTCCAGCCCTGGCAACATTTTATTGTTGGTTCAATGTTTGGTTGGGTACATCGTGATACAGGTTTAAGAAGATTCCGTGAAGGAGTTGTTTTTGTTGGTCGTAAGAATGGTAAAACGACATTAGAATCTGGTTTAGCTGATTATATGGCTGGATTTGACGGAGAACGTGGAGCTAATATTTATTTTTTGGCAAACGCTCAATCTCAAGCTAGAAAATTATACGATGAATCTAAAGCGATGATTGAGGCTAGTCCTTATCTAGATAAACGTTTTGTCACAACACGTTCTGAAATAAGATTTCCAAAAACAAATTCTACTATCGTTCCTATGTCTGCTGAAAAGAATAATAAAGACGGAGAAAATGTTCACTTTGCCGTATTTGATGAAATTCATGAATATAAAGATTATTTCTTGATTTCAGCAATGAAACAAGCTAGAGGAGCTAGATTACAACCGTTAATTGTGTATATCTCAACTGCTGGATATGTTTTAGACGGTCCTTTAATGGACTTTATCGACAATGGAAAAGAAGCTTTATCAGACTATGACGCTCATGTTGATGAGAGAACATTCTATTATTTAGCTAGTTTGGATAAAGTTGAAGAAAGCGACGATCCAGAATTATGGATTAAAGCTAATCCTAATCTTTGCTTAATGGATACAGTAAACTTGATATCTGACTACATTAAAGACAAAAGAACTCCTGCTGAATATGCTACTTGGCTGACAAAACAGTTTAATATCTTTAGTTCTACTGATGAATTATCATTTGTAACGATTGAAACCATTAACAAAAACAAGCGTATGATTGATGAAGATACATTGTTAGGACGTTCATGTATAGGTGGATATGACTTATCAGAAACACAAGACTTTACCGCTACTGGCTTAGAATTTAAGTTAGATGACGGTTCAATTTTTTGGAAAATGCAGTCATTTGTACCAGAAGAAAGGGTCAGAATTGATAAGAATCCTGAACGCTTGAAAGAGTGGGAAAAAGCTGGATATTTAACAATCGTTCCTGGCGAATATGTTAATTATGAATATGTTTATAATTGGTTTGTTGAGCAAGCTAAAAAATATAAAATTCAACAAATTAATTATGACCCTAACAAAGCGTTGTTTTTAAATCAGTCATTACAACAATACGGTTTTAACACTAAAGTTGTTAGACAGGGTTTTACTACTTTAGGTGGACCAATGCAAAACATGAAAGAGTTACTATTAGACGGTAAGGTAGTAACTAATAATAATTTGATGTTTAGATGGTACTTGAACAACGTTAAGTTGGTGACAGATAGAAATAATAACTGGATGCCAACTAAACAATCACGTAATCGAAAAATTGACGGTTTTGCAGCATTACTAAACGCTCATGAATCGTTGTGGGAAAACCTAAATGTTAAAGAAAAGAAAGCTAGAATAAAATTTGTCAGTCTAAGATAAGGAGGTGATTATTTGGGGTTTTGGAATAGAATAAAGAGTTTGGTTACTGGAAATAAAAAAGCTAGTGGACCAGTTAGTTTGAAAACAGGTAATCCTTTCCCAATTAGTTTATCTGGTTCAACATTACAAACTAACGAAACAGTATTTTCAGTAATTACTCAGTTATCTAATGCAATGGCTAGCATGCCACTAAAACTATATAAGAACTACGAAGAAGTTACAGACAGTGATTTAGCGATGGAAATAAAATACCATCCTAATCCGTCAATGACTTCTTTTTCTTTTATCCAAAAGTTAGAAACAGACCGTAATGAATACGGTAATGCTTATGTACTGATTGAAAGAGATGAATACTGGCAACCAGTTAATTTATATCCAGTATCTCCAACTTGTGTGACAGTTATGCAAAATCAAGATGATAATTCAATTTGGTATAAGATAACCGCTACTAATGAAAATGTTCTTGTATCAGAGAGCAATATCCTGCATTTAAAACACATTTCAGGGTCAACAAGGCTATTAGGAATAAGTCCTTTAGACGTGCTTAAAAATGCCTTAGATTTTGATTTAGCTGTACAAAAATTCAGTTTATCTGAAATGTCTAAGGTGGATAGTTTTAAGGTTACTTATGGTTCAAATGTTGATGATGAGAGTAGAAAAGATGTTATTGATAATTTTAGAGCTTTCATTAGAGACAACGGCGGTGTTTTGTTTGAAGAACCTGGCGTTGAAATCAGTCAACTGCCTAGAGAATTCTTATCTGGTGATTTAATTAATACTGAAAAGATAACTGATACAAGAATAGCTAACGCTTTTAATGTTCCTTTAGCATTTTTAAATCAATCTACTGTTACTAATAACGAAGATTTGATGAGTCAATTTGTACAAAGAACATTAATTCCAATTGCTAGACAATATGAACAAGAATTAACTAATAAATTATTAACAGAAGAACAAAGAAAAGCTGGAATGTATTTTAAATTCAATGTTAATAGTTTGTTGCGTGGTAATGTTCAAGCACGTACAGCATATTATCAAGCATTAAGACGTTCTGGTATCTTAACAACTAATGATATTAGAGCGTTGGAAGATTTGCCACTATCTAAAGACGAGTTTGCAGATAAATTATTCGTATCTGGTGACTTATATCCTTTAGATATGGACCCAGCACAACGAAAGGGGGTGAGTTCAAATGGTAATGGAACCAAAACTGAAGAAACCAATCAAGTATTGGGAAATGAGCAAAACTCAAGATAACGTTGGCGAGATTGCAATTTATGGAGAAATTGTTTCTGACAAATGGTATGACGAAGAAGTTTCTGCCACGTCGTTTAAAGATGATTTAGATGATTTAGGCGATGTAAAGACTATTAATTTACATATTAATTCGCCTGGTGGAAGTGTATTTGAAGGAATAGCAATTCACAATATGTTGAAAATGCATAAAGCAAATGTCAATGTTTATGTTGACGGTTTAGCAGCATCAATTGCAAGTGTCATTGCTATGAGTGGTGACACTATTTTTATGCCTGAAAACTCAATGCTAATGATTCATAATCCATGGACGATTGCAATGGGTAATTCAAAGGAATTACGAAAACAAGCAGACGATTTAGACCGTATTGCTCAATCAAGTATTAAAACTTACTTGTCTAAGTCTAACGGAAAGATTGATGAAGAAACATTAGTTAAATTGCTAGATGAAGAAACATGGTTATCAGCTCAAGAAGCTGTTGATTATGGTTTAGCTGATGAAGTTTTGGAATCAAACAAAGCAGTAGCTAGTTTACCAGGCGAGTTTTTAGAACGTTATAAACACGTTCCAAATCAATTAATTAAACAATCTGCTCCAGGTAATTCGATTAACCGAGAGCGACTAATTGTCAAAGCAAAAGAAAAAATTGATTATGTGAATAATACATTAGGAGGAGTTACATTATGACAGTTACACTTTATGAAAAGAAACAAAATTTAGGAACTTTAGGTTCACAATTAAAGAAAGTTAATGAAGAAATTGCAATGAAAGCAGGAGATCCGACAGTTGCTGATAAGGATTTAATGCAATTACAAGAACAATCAGAATCTTTAGAAAAACGTTATAACATGTTAAAAGAACAAGTAGACCGTGAAGAAGCAGAACAACGTGCTAAATTCACAAAAACAAAAACACCTACTATGACAGCAGAAGAAAAATTGATTCATGCTAAAGCTGAATTTTATCGTGGCCAAAAGTTATCTGCTGACTACAAGCAAGTATTAGGTGATGACGACTCAACAACTCATGGTTCTAAGTTGTTACCAGTAACAATTGCAAATGATATCATTGCTGAACCAACTGATACTAATCCATTACGTGATGACGAATTGGTAACAGCAGTAACAAACTTAGAACGTCCACGTATTGATGTGACAATCGATGATGACTCATTCGTAAACGATCAAGAAGTAGCTAAGGAAATCGGATTAAAAGGTGATACCGTTAAATTTGGACGTAATAAGACAAAACTTAAAGTAGCTATTTCTGAAGCAATCTTGAATGGTACTGATACAAACTTAGTAGAACATGTAAATGCTCAATTACAAGCTGGTTTGGCACGTAAAGAAAAGAAAGTGGCTTTTGCTGAAACAGCAAAACCTGGTGAAGAAGAAATGAGTTTCTACTCAACTCAAAACAACATTAAGAAAGTATCTGGTTCAACTTTATTTGACGCTATTACACAAGCTGCAGGAGATATTGCAGATGAATTTCAATCCGATATTAAAGTTTATATGACACGACCAGATTACTTGAAGATGATTAAAGAATTATCTAACGGTGCCGTATCGTTGTTTGGTAAGGCTCCTGAAGAAATCTTGGGTTACCCAGTTCGTTTTACTGAATTGGCAAAAAAACCAGTTGTTGGTAACTTTAAATATGCTCAACTAAATTACGAAATTTCTTCTGCCTTGTACGAACAATGGAAAGATTACGACAAGGGTGTAAACAACTTTCAACTAACAGCATGGTTTGATCACAAGATTTTACTAGCTAGTGCATTCCGTATTGCTGATGTAGTGGCGTCAAAATAGATTCCCCACAAGGTTCAGGCAATGGACCTGATAGTGGGGTTGCCAAATTTGACCCTAGCGGAGATGTAAAACCAACTGATGCTAATACAGTAACTGAAATTAAAGCATATTTAGATGCTCATAGTATCAGTTACTCATCTAGTGCTACTAAAGTTGATTTATTAAAATTAGTTGGTTAGGTGGTGTAGATAATGGACTTGGGCCGACTAAAAAGAGCAATAGCGATTGATAGTAATGTGTTTGATGATGTACTTACATTGTGTTTGAACGCTGCTGAATCTAAAGTACAAAATTCGATTGGTACTAAGTATCCAGATTTCTATGCTGATAATTATTTATATGATTTAGCAGTCATTCAATTAGCAGACCATTATTTCAAAAATCGTTCCGCTACAACTCAAAAAGGTGAAGTTTCTATTTTGTATGGTGTTAATGAAATAATTCTGCAATTAAAGCCACTTTATCGAATTTATGCTCAAAAACAAGAAATGAGTGATGAAAATGATAGCTGAAACTGGAGATTTGACAGAAATTATTAAGATTGTACGTCCAAGAGTTCCAAAAGTTGATGAATATGGTGATGAAATAGCAACAGAAGATGAAATAACTTATCCAATGTTGTTTGCGATGCTGAGAAGCAAAAATGCTAATGACGTTGAAAAAAACTTATCCACGTTATCAACATCAGCACAATTTGTAATCAGACATAGATTCCAAAACGAGCCTAAAATCACAACTGATATGGAGTTAATCCATAACAACGAGCGTTATAAGATTAATGATTTTAACATTGACACTCAATATAAAAAATGGGACGTCATTATTTGTCAAAAATCGTTGGAATAGGTGGTGTTTTAATGAGTGATGAGTCATTTAGTATTGATGAAAACATTACTATTGAGCTAAAAAAATTAGGTGAAAAAGGTAGTAGAATTTCACGAAAAGCGGTTCGAAAAGCAATACCTATTTTTGAAGAAGCTTTAAAGAAAAATACACCTTATGAAACAGTTAGTGATCGTTCTTGGAAAGCTCAAAGACGAATGGATGAAAAAACAGGTAAGAAGTCTGAATTTAAACATATGAGAGATGATATCCAACTTAGTGGTATCGATCAGTATGGACACGTCAATGTTGGTTTTGGTGAAGATACTTACTGGCGTGTTCATTTTATTGAATTAGGGACGGTTAATCAGAAACCTAATCCATTTATTGAACGAACAGTTGAAGAAACAAAAGACGATTATTTGAACAAAATGTCTAGCATCATAAGGAGTGAATTAGGTCTATGAGAATTAGCGCTATTGATGTAGGAAATATTGTAAAGACTTTAAATGAATTTGATAACACAAATACGTTTATTATGCGTGAAATTCCACAAACGATTTTAGAAAGTAAAAAGTTACCTTTTGCTCAAATTACTTTCTTAGGTAACAGCCCTTATGATTATGCTAGCAACTTTAAATGTGGAGAATTATCTGAAAGTCAGATAGATATTTACGTAAAAGACAATAAAACAGGCGAAAAATTAACAAATTCAGTAGAAAAAGCACTAAAAAACAGTGATTTTGAAGTGTATTTTACTGATTTTAGTACAAATTATGAGTATGATTTTCAAGTTTTGCATTTGCGTGTAAGACGATATCAAATAATAAAGTGAGGTTATAAATTATGGCAGATAATAAATTTGCAATTGGTACGGTTGGATTCAATCGTATTTTGTTCGGTATCATGGACGACAAAGAACAAGTAACAAAAGTAGTTGCTATTGATGGTAATTCTGGTGGTGCTGTAGAACTTAAAACAAGTGGCTTTCAAGGTCAATCTAACACTGTTTATGGCTCAAACATTGCTTATTATGTATCTGATGCTGGTACAGGTACTGGTAAAGTTGAAATTACAGCCGTTGAATTACCTAGTGATGTAGCAACAGAAGTATTAGGCGATAAGTTAGACAATGGGATTTTAGAAACTTACTCAACAGTAACACAACCATATTGTGCTGTTATTGCTGAAGCAGAAGACCTACAAGGCAAAAAAATGTGGATTGGTATTGCTAAAGCTAAGTTTGCTACTGTTGACGCTGACGACTTAAAAACATCAGAAGATAAAGGTAAAACACCTAATAATGTGTCTATTTCTGGTTCTGCAATTACTAGACGTTCAGATAAGCTAGTTAAAGCTAAGGGTTCTGAAACATCTGGAGCTACATTTGAAACTTTTGTAGCTAAGATGTTCCCTGGATTTAAAGCTGTTGATACTATTACAGAAAGTGCAGTAACAAATCCAGTATTATCTCCTGATGGAGGTAGTCACTAATGATTTCAATTAAACTATATGATTCAGAAACAGATAAGGTAAATTACTATGAACAACGTAAGATTAACTTTGGAAAAATTAAGAAAATTCTTGATTTTAATAAAGATATTGAAGAAAAATCAGCACGCTTACGTATTTTAGAAGATAAATTAACAAATGGTGTTGTCTTAACAAAACCAGAAGAAAAAGAATTTGTTTCTTTATCTGGCGAAAATGAAGTTGGTATGTTAGAACCAATGATTGATATTGTAGTTGATTTATTCAATAATCCTAACGTCACCAAAGAAGCTATTTATAATGGCTTAGATTTACAAGATGGTGTTGAAACATTACGTACAATCATGAGCGATGCAATGGGTGGAGCTAATAAAGACAACTCAAAAAAATAACATCGTCCGAAGCACTTGAGACTTTAGATGATATAACTAAGCAATTGATGGAAAATGGTATTCCATTTCAAGATATTGAAGATATGGATAGTGAAGCTTTCTTTAAATACTTAGAACGTCAATCTGAAAGTAATAGTAAATTAAGTGCTGAGGAATTTTACAATCAATTTTAGAAAGGAGGAGTACATATGGCAGTAGGTAGACCATTAGGATCAATGGTTGTTTCTTTAGGCTTAGATTCGGTTAAATTTACTGATGGTTTAAAGTCAATCCAAAATCAATTTAGATTAGCTAAGTCTGAAATGCGTGCTAACGTTGCTGAATTAGCATCAACAGGTACAGCTTATGAAAAAGCTAGTGCAAAAGTTGAAGGATTAACGAAAATTATGGACGTTAATAAACGTAAGATTGAATCTCTTAGAGAAACATATCAAAAACAAGTAGAAATGCATGGTGAATATTCTACTTCTGCAATGCGTACAGCCTCCAAAATTAACGATGCTGTTAGAATTCAAGAAAACTATAGACGTCAATTAAATGACGCTAAAGTTGCGATGAATGAAGCCAAAAGGGGAACTGATAGTCTTAGAACATCTTTAGAAACATTGCAAAAAACAACCACCACTAATATTACTGGTTTGCAAGCACAAGGTAAAACTAATGAAGCTAATTTAGTTAAATATCGTAGTTTAAAAGAAGAGATTCAGCAATATAATCATATTCTTGATGATGAAAAAGCTAAATTAAAAGAGTTGGTTAATGTTAAGGGTGCTGACGCTAGAGAAACTCAGGAGCAAAAAGTAAAAGTCGCTGAGTTAAATGCTAAAATTCAGCAGTCACAGGCTGAATATGATAAGTTGAATAAAACTTATAAGAACGTTTCAATTTCAAGTGCAATGTTAAGAGATCACATGGACAAATTAAAGCAAAGCATGCAATCTATTGGGCGTAATATGACACAATATATTACAGTACCCGTTGTGGGAGCATTTACCATGAGTGCTAAGTCAGCGATGGATTTTGAATACCAATTACAAGATATTCGTAAGGAAGTTGAAGCACAATCAGGTTCCCTTAAAGAAACAGACAAAATCATGAAAGAAATGAGTTCTGATGTTTTAAAGTGGTCTAAGCAATATGGTGTTGGAACTAAAGAAATCAACGAAGGTTTATTCACTTTAATTTCTAACGGCTATAGTGCTAGAGTTGCTTTAGGTATGATGCCTGAATTACTTAAAACAATGACGGCTAATGGGGATAAAACAGGGAAAACAATTGAACTCACTTCTTCTTTAATGGAACAATTTGGATTAAATACAGGTTCAACAAATAGTCAAATTCGTTCTGGTAACTCTTTAATGAACCAAATGACTGAGATAACTCATAAAACGGCCTTAAATTTAGATGATTTAGGAACTATTTCAGCAAATGCTGGTGCTGCTTTGCATGGTATGCATATCAATACTGCTGATTTCTTGACGGTAGCTGGTAAATTACGTTCTGCTGGTATCGACGCTAGTTCTGTTGGTACAGGTTTATCATCTATGCTTACAAGAATAGCTACAGGGACAGGCGCAGCAGCAGCTGATTTAAAGAAATATAATATCGCTGTATACGATAGTCACCACAATATGAGAAGTATGTTAGACATTGTTGGAGATATGAAAAAAGCTTATTCAGGTATGAATGATGAAGAACGTCAGAAATTTTTATATGATGTTATGGGACAAGAAAACATGAAAGTTGGTTCAACTTTGATGAATGCTCATATATCAGATTATCGTAAACTTTCAAAAGAAGTTTCCAATTCAAATGGTGTGGTTGATAAATATAATAAAACTATGAGAAGCACATCAGAGTTTTCTGTTCAAGAATTTAAATCATCGTTAAATTCATTAAGCATTAGTTTAGGGCAAAAGTTATTACCTACACTTACTCCAGTAATTAAAGGATTAACATCTATGGTTAATCGTTTTGCTAAATTACCAAGTCCAGTCAAAAATTCAATTCTTGTATTAACTGGATTAGCTGCAATATTAGGCCCTATGGCAATCGGAATAGCTGCTATAATTACTTCTGTTGGAAAAATAAGAACTGTGATGAACGGTCTAAATATAGCTAAGAAAATAAAAGATATTGCTAATTCATTTAAGTTATTAACAATATTAAATCCTACAACTCTAGGTATAGGAGCTGTTATAGCATTAGGTGCTGCTTTTGTTTTGGCTTATCAGAAGATTAAACCTTTTAGAGAGTTCATTAACGGAATCGGTAAGGGTATCATGAATAGTTTGAGACCAGTGATTAACATGGTAGGAACAATAGGTAATTCATTTAAAAAATTATTTAATGCAATGAAAACATACTTTAGTGAGAATGGATTATCGTTCCTGCAGGCTTTTGCAAATGTATTTAAAGTTGTAGCTATAGCAATTGGAGCATCAATGAGTAGAATTATCGTAATAATTAAAGTTGCTTTAAATCTGATTAAGAATATATTCAGCACAACTTGGGGTAGTATTGAGCAAATCGTTGGTGGTGTATTTACTGCTATTGGTGGACTACTCAAGGTATTTGCTGGTTTATTCACTGGTAATTGGCAACTACTTTGGAGCGGTGTTAAGGATATTTTCAGTGGTATTTGGAATACATTCAAAGGAATCGTTGGCGGTGTAATTAACGTAATCATTGGGATTGTAAACTCTGGTATTGACGGTATTAACTGGTTATTAGATAAATTTGGTGCTAAACAAGTGAAAAAGCTAAGTCCAGTTAAGTGGGCTACTGGTACTACTAGATATTATCCTAATGGTTTACCAGAAACACAGTTAGCAATGGTTAATGATGGTGGTAAACGTGAAGCAATTGTATATCCTAACGGCCAAGTTGGTATGTTCAAAGGTATGAATGTAACAACTATCTTGCCTAAGGGTTCTCATGTTATCAATGGTGATGATACTGAACGATTAGGATTATCAAATTATCCAGATATGCACTATTACGCTAAAGGAACTATTAGCTTTGGCTCAATTTGGAATAGCGTTAAATCTGGAGCTAGCAAACTATGGGATGATATTTCTGATGGTGTTAAATTAGCAAAGAACATTGTAGCTCATCCTATTGAAGCTTTAGAGAGTGCTTTTTCTGGTTCATTAAAGATTGGAAAAAGTGTTCAATTCGCAATAGATACTGCTAAAGGGTTAGGTTCATTTATTATCAAGAACATCAAGAATGGTATTGTTAAGGAAATTAAAAAGTGGATAGACTCTAACGAAGATGAAGGAGATTCTAATTCAACAAGTCCTAAACCAACAGGTAGTCATAAGCATTGGATGGAACAAGCTGGAATACCTAAGTCTTGGTATGAAGATTTGAACTGGATTATCAATCATGAATCTGGTTGGCGAGTAAATGCAACTAACCCTGGTTCTGGTGCTTACGGTTTGCCACAATCATTACCTGGCAATAAAATGGCTAGTGCTGGTAAAGACTGGAAAACAAATCCAATTACACAATTGAAATGGATGTATTCATACGTTAAAGGAAGATATGGCAATGCATCCAATGCTAAGCATTTTTGGCAAACTCATAACTGGTACGCTAATGGTGGATTTGTAACTCAAGAACAAATCGCTCATATTGCAGAAGGTAACAGACCAGAAGCAATCATTCCATTAACAAATCGTACTAGAGCAATGCAAATTTTAGCTCAAGTTCGAGATAAATATGGTTTGTCTGCTGGTAATGTTGTTTTAAGTGGCGGTAAACAAGATAATACAGATTTATCAAGTTTGGAAAGAAAATTTGATACTGTTATCAGTTTACTAGGACAAATCGCAGGTTTAAGTGCTGAACAAGTCAATGCTTTAAAATCTATGAAACCTAGTCAAAATTTTGATAAAAATAAGTTCTATCAAGATATGTTCAGAGACCAAACTATTAGTAACTATATGAATATGTGAGGTGATAATTTTTGGAGAAACTTTATTTAAAGATTGGCAATCAAGATGAATTTGATATTTGTGAGAAAGTTCAAGGACTGCATTTTTTAGGTGACGATTCTACTCCAGTTACTACTAATCAATTTTTAGAAATTAGTGGTGCAGATGGTAGTCAATTTCAATATGCAACCTTTGGCAAATATCAAGTAGTAGCTAATTTCTTTTTAGAATTTAAATCATGGGAAGATTATAAATTGGCTAAACATCAAATAAACCGTATTTTTTCAACTAAAAAATTAATTAGAATGCGTACTAATGTTGAGAGTGCAATTGTTAGATATGTATATCCTAATTTTCCAGAAATTAAACCTATTTCAGATGGTGCTAATAGTTCTACTTTCTCAGTTAATTTTGACAACCCTAGTGGATATCGTTATTCAATTGATAGAAGTGATGAATTATCCAAAGTTCAATATGGTATGTATTTGCTAGATGATATTTATCCAGAATATCATTTTACTGATAAATCCTTTAGAGTTTACAATCCTAGTGATATAGCAATTGACCCTTATCTTGGTAAACATGATTTAAAAATCATTAGTAAGTTTAGTGGTAGTTCTCTAAAAATTACTAACACAACTAATGGAACTAACTGGAGCTACAATAAATCATCTAATGGGAATGAAACTGTTCTACTAGACGGAATTGTAACAACTGTTAATGGTAATCCAGCAACAGTAAATACAGATTACGGTCATATTGTGTTAAATACTGGATGGAATGATATTGTTGTTAGTGGCACGAATAGCAATGATATCACGTTCAGTTTTCCATTTATTTATATCTGATGTTTCAAGGAAAGATTTTAGTTCAAGGGGTTCATCGTGCTGAAAAAGAACCCTTGAATTTATTTGACCCTAAGTCTGTACAAATTCAGTGGGAAGTAAATCAGACTTGGAGCTTACAATTAACTGCATATAATGACGGGAGCTTAGCTTATCAAATGTTGGAAAGTGAAGCTTCTATTTTTTTGAACAATCAAGAATATATCATTAAACAAGTAGCTAATGATTCATCTAGTGGATTAGATAGCGTTCAAGTAACAGCTACTCATGTTTATTTTGAAGTACAAAAAATAAGAAAGTATAAGGATTATGTTGATCCAGAAGATAAGGATAAACAAACAGACGTTAAAGTTTTAAAAGATGATACTGATTCATCTAAATCTGATGATAGCGATAATGCTAAAACTGATACTAGCGAAAAAATAGAAGGCAATACTACAACTAAAGTAACGACTAAAACTACTGATGAAACTCAACAAGATAATCAAAATCAAGTAAGTTATTCAATTCAAGATGTGTTAGACCATTGGTTAAAAGATAATAAACTTGGTTTTACCTATGAAGTGATTGGTAGTTTTGAGAAGAAAGAATTGGAAGAATTACAGGACGGAACAGGAGCTGACATGTTATCTAAGATTTCTGATACTTGGGATAACGCAATTATATATCCAGACAATCGGAAAATTAGGGTATATTCAACAGATAAGTTTAACCTAAATCGTGGTAATAGAATAGATTACTTGAATAATGCAAGTGAGATTAAATTTGGTACTGATTCAACATCATTAACTAATATGGTCTATTGTATAGGCGGGAAATATTCCGTTGAAACTACAACAGAAACCACTACTACCACAACAACTACTACAACAAGTGGTGGTTGGGGTTGGCCTTTTCCTAGCGTGGGAGAAGGAACTTTTATGCAAGTCCAAAGGTTTGGTTATGATGGCGGATATCGTCAAAACGGTTTTCATGATGGATTAGATTTTGGCTCTGTAGATCATCCGGGGCGCGATGTTCATGCTATTCATGGTGGGAAAGTTACAATCAAGTCTTATATGGGTGGGCTTGGTAATTATGTTGTTATTTCTGGCGGTGGATATAATGTTGTTTATCAAGAAGCATTCTCAAGTGCTAGCAATATCATAGTCAATGTAGGAGATACGGTTAAAGTTGGTGATGTTATTGGTTATCGTGATACAGACCATTTACATGTTGGTGTGACTAAAGCTGATTTCAACGTTGCTGTTGGAAAATCATTTACCAATGATGGAACTTGGTTAGATCCACTAGAATTAATTAAGAATGGTCCTAGCGATACTGACACTGAAACGTCATCAGAAACTAACTCAAACTCAAATACTCAAGAATACTATTATTTTGCACCGTTTATGTATCGTGATGAAGAATCTATCAAGAAATATGGTGAGCATCCAGCAGAACCAATTGAAGATGGTAGATTTAAGGATAAAAGCGCAATGATTGAGTACGCTAAAACGAAACTACAACCAGAACCGTCATTGTCTATTGATGTAACAACAACTACTGGCGTTAGACCAATAGCTGGAGATGTCATGCACGTCATGGTTAAGTCACAAAACATTTCAACTAATTTCACTTTGACTGGTTTTACCTGGTATCCGTATTCATATCCAGTTGATAACCCAACATCAATTACATTGAATTCTAATGTTCAAAATATTCTGGATTATCAAAATTCAAGACAAAGACAGTTTAGTAAGGCTATATCTAAATTAAAGAGCTCCACAAATGAAGTAGTTAATAATATTAATAGTTTTAATGAATACGGTGGAAATCAACAGTTGCAAACATGGCTAAATGATTTTGTTGGAGGTTAGGTTATGAATATTTGGGAATGGATAGATAAACTAACAAAAGGTCTACAGAAATTGGATAGAAGAATTACAGTGATTGAGAGTGTGTTATTTGATGATAAGATAAATTCAGATACACCTAAACCACAACATATTGGCAAGATTATTGATGTCTCAGAGTGGCAAGGTGTAATTGATTGGAATAAGGTAATTGCTGATGATGTTACTTTGAGTATTATCCGAGTTCAACATGGCTCAGCTCATCAAGATTTGAAGTACATGGAGAATTTGCAGCAATGTATTTCAGCTGGTGGAAAGTATGCAGTGTACGCATATTTTGCTGCTACATCTACATCAGACGCTCAACAAGAAGCTAGAGATTTTTATAATCGAACTCAAAAGGTTGTCGCAGGTAAGCAACAGCCTATTTTTTATGCGATTGATGTTGAGAGCATCGAGATGAGTGGGGATATTACCCAAATGAGAGCTGGGGTAGAGGCTTATATGTCGCAACTCAATACTTTAGGTGTTCCAGATAATAAGATAGTTCTGTATATTGCTAATCACTTATACGATAAATTCAATCTGAATGTAGCCCGTCCTGGAGCAATCTGGATACCAAGTTACGGACAAAATGATGGAACATTGGCTAATAGTTTGAAACCTACACATCCATATGACTTACATCAATATACAAGCAAGGGTAGCGTAAATGGTATTACTGGAAATGTAGATATGAGTGCAGAACCAAGTGAGAGATTTAAGGAGTTGATATTTAGTGCTTAGTTGGAACGGTGATATACATGAATTCTATTTTGATAACTATACGATCCACATTCAAAAGAAACTAGGAACAAAGAAATTTTAAAGCAATTTAAAGATATAAATACAAGATTGGATAGCATTGAAAAAACTGGAAAAGAAGAAGGTGGTAGTGATGGAACATCTGAACCTTGATGATATTGGTTTGACTGATAGAGTTCAGTATAACGCAGCAGTTGCTAATTTTAATCAAATTCAGCGTACTGTTAATAGCAATACTGATGAGATTAAGAGTGAATTAGATAGCAAAGCTAATTTGCATGATATTAATGATAAAATAGACGCTTTAAATGAAGATTGGAAGGCAAGGCTAAAGCGTGTAACTTTAGGTACTGATGAAGAAACGATTGAGAATATAGTGACGAAAATTTTAATTGAGAAAGGAGTAATCTAATGGCTCAAATATTGAAATATGTGATTGGTAAAGATTACAGACCTTTGACTGTTTTAGAGGCTAAGGGTGGTAATACTTTTACGCCTGACTATGATAAATCTAACTGGGTGCAAGCACGTCAGTATGAGGACAGTTTGAGACAAGTTTTTGTTGAGATTACCAACGAAGACGGTTCTGCCTATGATTTAACAGGAGCTAATGTCCTATTTGAAGGTATTTTGCCAGACAACGAACACAAGATTTTGGATAACTCTCATGCTGTATTTTATGAAGATCCAACAACTGGTAAGTTCCGTTTTGATATGCCAGCACAATCTTTTAGCGTAGCCGGGCAGTATAAACAAGCATTTTTCCGGGTGATGAAAGATTATCGTAATATTGCCACACTTGAATTTAAGTTTGAAGTACTGGCTGATATGGTTGTTACTGGCTTAGTTCCTAGAGATTATATCAGCCCGTTAGATGACTTGTTTAACACAATCAAGGAAACTGAAACTAAAAATGTAGCTGAATTGAAGAAGATTGTTGATGATAAGGTTGCGGAAATTACTAACTTGATGACTACCTTAAATCAAACTAATACAGCTACTTTGAGTGAGTTGAATAGTGCTAAAACAGCATTAGGGACTTTAGAAGATAAGATTAAACAAGATGGGATTTTCACTCAAGGTGAGGCAGAAGAATTTAAGAAATCAATTTTGATAAAAATGGTAACAGCTGACAGCCTGGAGGAATTACTTTACGGATACAAAATCACAATCGTACACAATCAAAAAGACTATCCTAAACCAACAGTTTTCTACTATGAAAATGCGATTGGTACTGAAATCGGCGGTTTAGGTGCTGGGTCATTTGGTGAAACGTTAACCAAGTTAGTTCCTTGTGAAGCTGAGTATACGGATAATAATTCAATCGTTGTCCGTATACCACGTAATTTCTACATGGATGCTAAACCATATTACAAGTATGGAGATTGGTATTTAGGGAGTGGCAATAAAACAATTAAGATTAGTCTGGGTAATGTTGATGATGGTGCTGCTAAAGCTGGAGACGGTAAAGGCAGTAGTTATTTATCACATAGCACAGGCTATTTTAATTACCCAACAGCTCCAAGTGATTTAAGAGCAGTTTACGTAAATGATACAGCAGAGAGATTAGAGCGGAAATAAACGCAATATCCAAGCTAAAGTCATTAGTGCAGCTAGTGGTAAGAGTACAGTTGAATTATTAGATAGCAGTAACGAATTTTCAGACAACATACAAATGAATAATTTACAAGATGGTAGCTTTGCAGCCTTTAATGGCTACAGGGCTATTTATTTTAGAAAATAAAGAAAGAAGGAACAAACATGGCAATAAATTTTGAACCTATTTTTTCTGAAATGGCAAACGGACCAGAGAAAATTAAAGAGAATTTTGATAAAATCAACGAAGGAAAGCAATGGGGACCTACACAAAATGCAACTCCCGGTCCTGGCACTGAGGGTGCATTTACTTATAAACTCAGAAATGATGGCCAATTCTTAGCGATCACGTTCTGGCCTACAGGCATTAAAACACACCCCGAACGAGTTGCTTATTTGCCTATATCGATTACCACCCGTATGATAACTTTTGATTTCATCGGCAGAGCAGATAACGGTGGATATGGAACAATGCGAGTTGATGGAAACACGGGTAAATGTACATTTACGGCAAACGATGATGGCGGGATTTATATCCAACAAACAGTGGCACTTAAATAGGAGGTAGCAAGTAAATGAAGCAAGTATATTTTTATGATGAAAACAAGAAATTCATTAGTTATGATGTAATTGATGATGCTGCAGAAATTCCGGCTAACGCTACAGCAGTAAAACCGGTAGATAGTAATGGTGTTGGTTTGTATGATCCAACTTGGAATGAAAGTACACATTCTTGGGATAGTTTAACGGGAGAAGAGTGGAAGAAGAAATACACCATTCCAGAAGTTAAACCAGTTCCGACTCAAGAAGAACAAGCTGCAGCACAACAAATGTTAGCAGTAGCTGACTTACAAGGAAAAGTTGTTACTCTAACTTCAACAGTGGATAAATTAAGTAAGTCTAATAACGAACTAAATGCAACTTTGGCACAAATTATGTTACAAAACGCAACTAATGCAAAAAATGGAGGTAAATAAAATGAGATATAGCTATGATATTGTAAAACGTTTCTATGATTTAGGATTATTCACAAAGGAAAATGTACAACTTTTTGTAAGAGTAAATTATTTTACACAAGAAGATTACTATAAGATGTTTCCAGAAGATAAGCCTGCTGAAACAACTACATCAACACAACCACCAGTAGCTCCAACAGCTTAAGATAATGACAGGGTGGGTGGGTAGGAGTAAAAATAAAAGTAGGTGAGTATATGTGCATTCATTACTAGGATATTCATGGGCGGAGATAGCGTCAATTCTGGCGGTTATTTCCGTCCTTTTTAGTGGGACATATTGGTTAATTAGGCATGGTGCCAAAGTATTAAATAATGCAATCACTGCTGGTACATATCCGTTGCGGCAGCAATCTCAAGAATTAACCAATACAATCAAACGACTTAATAAAAATTTTGAAGAAGAACATGAAAAATTACAAAGACTAGAGCAGGAAGTAGAGCAACATGATAAAGCTATCATACTTCATGAAGAAAAAATCAAACGGTTGGAGGAGAGAAAATGAAAAAAGTATTATTCGATAAAGACGGTAAGCTAAATCGTAAGACAGTAACATCATTAGTAGTATTGTTACTAGTATTGCTTCAGCAATTATGTGCAATCTTTGGACTGAAGTTTACTGGAGATGTAGGTCAAATTATGAACTTGGTTAATACGGTATTAACTATTGGCGGTATTCTTGGCTTAGTAGATGGAACAACGGTTGATTTTGATACAGTCAATACAATCGAAGAAACAGCTAATAAGGCTTTAAAAATAGCTAAAACAAATAATGATACTCCTAAATCTTTAGCTGAAACTATTGATAAGGACGGCAATGTAAAATAGGAGGTGCTTAGATTGAAGAAAAATAAAATATTAATTACTTTAGCAACGTGTACAGCGTTGCTTTTTTCTTTGAATTCGGGTAGTGTTTATGCTGCTAAAGGCGATCATGGTGTCGATTGGTCTGTTTATCAAGGAGCAAATGGTAAATGGGGATATGCTAGAGATAAGTTTTCTGTATCTCAAATTGGTGGTACTACTACTGGTTGGAACTTGTATACTCAATGGACTTATCCAACACAAGTAAGCTCAACAATCGCACAAGGCAAAAGAGCACATACATATATCTGGTGGCAAAATGTAACTTCAAACAGTCAAGCGGATTATGTATTAAATTATTTCTTGCCAAAAATCCAAACTCCAAAAGGTTCAATTGTGGCTTTAGACGTTGAATCTGGTTATCAGAATACACAAGCGATTGCTCATGCTATCCAACGAATCAAAGACGCTGGGTATACACCAATGTTGTATGGATACAAGAATTACTTAGTTAATAACACTGATTTAAGTTATCTATCTACCTTGTGTCAACTATGGTTAGCTGAGTATCCGAACTACGCTGTAACTCCTGAGCCAAACTACAATTATTTCCCAAGTTTTAACAACATTGGCATTTTTCAATTCACTTCAACTTATGTAGCTGGTGGATTAGATGGGGATATTGATTTGACTGGTATTACTGATAACGGTTATAAGAATGGTAATCCAGAGAAGCCTAAGACACATACTCCAGCAGTAGATGCAGGTATCAAGGCTGATAATACACCTAAACGTGATATTACAGTAGGATATACTGTTAAGGTAAATTATTCTGCTAGTCGTTGGGCTACAGGAGAAGGTATACCAAGTTTTATCAAGGGTAACTCTTATAAGGTTATTCAAGTATCTGGTAATAGAGTGTTGCTAGACGGTGTTATGTCATGGATTAACAAGTCTGATGTTGAAATTTTACAAACAACAACTCCAATTCAATCTAACAATACTAGTTACTATACTGTAAGATACGGAGATACTTTAAGCGGAATTGCCTATAAATATGGAGTAAATGTATATACTCTAGCCCGTAATAATGGTTTGAGTAATCCTAATTGGATTTATCCAGGACAACGTTTGAAAGTAACAGGTAATGTATCTAGTCAACGAACATATACAGTACGTTATGGCGATACTCTATCTGGTATTGCTTATCGTTATGGTGTAAATGTGTACACACTAGCACGTAATAATGGGATTAGTAATATCAATTGGATTTATCCTGGACAAAAATTGAATATATAAATTAAGAGCTCACCTTAATTGGTGGGCTTATTTTTTTTGCTCAAAAATATGTTTCTGAAAAATGGATAAAATGATAATATATCAATAAGTGGTTTTTTAGGTGTTAGTTTCAGAAGATTGTTAAATTAGGCAAGATCTACATAATAAACCACTATATTAACACTAAGAGATACTACGTTTTTTTGTAGTGTCTCTTTTTTATTTTTTTGTGCTTTTTAAAAAAACTATTTACAAAGTGTACTACACATAGTACAATTATAAATGTAAAGAAGATATAAAAACTAAAGGAGCGATTGAAATGAGTAAAAAGAATTTAATGAAACAAGCACACAAACTTGCTAAAGAGTTGGTTAAAAA